GAGTTAGAGTAGTTAAAGCACCATTTTTGTATGCCACAGTGCCGCCGCTCATACTTTCCAGCGCGGGGAGAGTGAGAGTAGCCAAAGCACCATTTTCTATTGCCACATAGCCGCCGCTCATACTTTCCAGCGCGGGGAGAGTGAGTTCCTTCAACGCGCTATTGCCGTATGCCACATAGCCGCCGCTCATACTTTCCAGCGCGGGGAGAGTGAGAGTAGCCAAAGCACCATTTTCTATTGCCACATAGCCGCCGCTCACTTTCTTCAAGTTACCAATGGAGGCGTAAATCATTCGGCTTTGGTTGCCGCTGATATAACGCCCGCCCGTAAACTCCTCCGCATCGGTGATAAAGACATACGGCGTAACAGTGTAATTATCATTCGCGCCAATCTTCAAGGTTTTCAGTCCAAAGAACCGCGCCGAGCTACACCCCGTGGCGGCAAAGCCAAGCTGCAAAATCTCATACGGCGTGTCGGTATAGAGAGTGAACTGCCCAATATACTGCGAGCTGCTGACATCTATTTGCGGCTGCCCACCGTAAACAATCATCTCCACAACGTTCTTGAACACTCCCGCCGAGGGCAAAGAGTGGGTAGCCTCTTTATAGTAGGCAATGACAATAGGAAGGTCGTCCACTGCATCGGCAATGGTATGTACTTCGTCCGTCTCTGTAAAGTAATCGTCCGAGCACCAATAGGCATCGCCACCCTGCAAGTCGGCGTCTCCATTCTGTACCACCGCGCCCACCATATAAGGATAATCCGCCCGCTGGTGCTTGTACATCTCATAGAAAAGCCACCGCCTGTTCATCAGTCCGTCAAACCCTGTCGGCTCTACATAGAGGTGCAACGCCTCTACTTTCTTTGCCATTGCCGAAAGGCTTTCGGTGCTTTCGGTCGCGCTGCCCTGCTTCGAGAGCGCGGCGGCAATCTCTTCTTTACCTGTTGCAACATCGCCAAAAAGCACGTTGCCGTTAGCTTCTAATTCGTCCCACATATCTTCAAGTTTTTGTAATCGTGTCATTGCCGCGTCAACAGTGGCGGTGCATTCATCGGCGGCTGTCTGTGCGGTCGCCTTTGCTTCCGTGGCGGCTGTATTAGCTATCGCCACGGCTTCCGTTGCGCCCGCTTCAGCTGGCTCTTTAAGGCTTTCGAGCCATTCGGCTTCCGTCCCTTCGTAGCCGTTCTTCACTGCCACCTCGTAGGCACTCAATCCGTCAGACGGTACAGAGATACTTAAATCAATGTCCGTGGTCTCTGTCTCGCTGGTCGGAATGTTGAGGGTGCTTTCGATTGTCTGCTCCCCTGTCAACACTTCTTCTTCACACGAGCGCGACACAAGCGTAAACACCGCGCATTCGTCAACAGTATTCCTATTGCCGTTGCCATAATCCAACACAAGCGTAACACTGTACTTGCCTGTGTATTTCTGCTCCGAGCCAAGCCACTGCGCCGTTAACACATTATCAGTGCGCGTGAATGGCAGCTCAACAGTCGTTAGAGGATTTGTCAGACGCAAGGAGATAGTTTTCCCCTCTAACACCTCCGCTTCACCAAGCCGCGTAACAGTGGCTTTGATAACAATGTCGTTACCTATTCGTATCTTTTTCATAACTCATAATTATTTTAATTCAACATTCAACACTCAACATTCCTCACCACCCAAGTACTACAAGATTAAAGCTGCAATCGTCCGAAGAATTGTCATTGCTGATAACCACTCGTATGAGCGTGTCGGACATATACGTAACATTCGCCTTGCAAGTATATATATTTGAAGTACTTGTGTTGCTGGTGTTCACTCTCACAAATGGTAGGCAGCGTCCAGAGCTAAACCCCGTCGGCAAAGACGGTATCGTGAGATTTATAATGCCCGCATTGACACGGCTTACTGACACGCTGCCACTGCCATAATACACACCGGAACTGCTAACTGAATATGCAGAGCCGCTCCAATAAACATCTGCTGTCAACAGCACAAAGGGGCATATCATATTAGTATTATAGTACGAGCGGAAGCGGTCGGCAATCACGCGCCCATTGGTGGAAAAGCCGATGCCCGCGTCAGCTTTCACACTTGCAGAGAAAGCGGGAGCAGTTGTGCTGCTGTCATTGCGGTTAGCCCTAAACAAACCATCGCCCGGATCGCTATTATTCACAAAGGGCAGACCCGCGCTTACGGTCATGAACATACTTACGCTATCGCCAAAATAACCAATACCATTTTTGCCGATACTGTTTTCATTTTGCAGAAGTGTACTCGTGTTGTTTATGCTCACGCCCGCGATGTCGCCACTCGTTGCCGTTATTTTGCCCTCAAACGTGCCGTTTGTGGCGTTTATGTTCTTGAACTGCGCGTCGCCCGTCGTTACGATGTTACCGCCCTCATCAATGGAAAACGTCTTTGCCCCGCTGCTGTTCTGTATCTCGAAATTGTCAGTACGCGCGATTATCTTATCACGTAGTAGCGTTAAAGAAGACTCGCTGTTTGCGCTTTGCCCATAGTCCGTCCACGCATCGCACCGCCCGCCCTCTCTTAACTTGATAGCGGCAAAGGAATAGGAATACCCTGCCGTATTCATGCGTATATATACAGTAGCGTTTGTGCCGCTCTCCACCTGATACCACGTTAGCCAATACTGCTGCCATGAGGTAGTAAGAGAAAAGACTATCTCGCCATAGCTGTTCACGTTGTAATCAACGCTGCCGTTGCTACCCACCGCACTATCAACACTTAAAGTAGAGCCGTCATCACACATCATATATAAGGATAGCTTTGCACTGCTACTACTTCCCTTTGCCCATAGCGACAAAGTATAAAGCCCGCCGCTCTTTACGCTGGTAAGTACCTTTGAGTACGCAAATGCTATTGTGTTTGCCGCGCTGTTGTAAAAGGTCTTATAGGTAAAGGACTGCTTTTCCAGTTCCACTGTGCCAGTGTCCGAGGGGTCGCCAGCGTTGCTTATAGGATAGCCGCTGCCGCTCGTCCCAAGTTCTAACGCCCGCGTTCCTTTTAGTATGTTTTTCTCTGTTAGCGGGTCGTTTTCCGACAGTGCATATTCTTCACTGCTTAATGCCGCGCCCTCTGCTACCACAAGCCAATTAAGCACACCGTAATTGCCTACACTACTCACAATCGTTGTAGTGCCTGCTCCATAGCTGTATGCCGTTACACTATACGTGCCGCTTGAAGTGGGCGTAAACGAAATGCTCTTTGTAGTGTCTGTTGTGTATGAAGTGCCACTCGATGTGCCGTCAGAGGTGTGGTTTAAAGTAGCCACCGAGCCAATCTTCACACAAAGATAGCAGCCCGTGTTTGCGTTATGCCCATTAATAGTCAAAGAGTATGTAACGCCCGCCGTCAGCTTCACACTACCACATGAAAAGTTATTCGTGCTGAATACCACGTGCTTCATAGCGTCATCAAGCAAGTTCCAACGCTTATTATCCAACGACTGTGAACCCACCTTTAACGATATACTGTCGCTCTCTTGCTTTATTTGAGAATACTCTTCCGTAAGAGTGTCAACGCTGCCCTCTATCGACGACACAGTGCTTGTTATGCTGTCATTATCAATCTTCATGCTTGCAGCTTGACGCGACACGTTAACAGTGAAAGGAATGGTAACAGTAAAGCTCTCGCTCCTGCTACCAAGCGTCGCCGTGCCTGTAACAGTAACAGACCCGCTGCCCACCGACACCGTAGCAGAACCCGCACTGGTCGAAACCGTTTGCGTGGCGACATAATTAAAATAAAGCTGGCTTGTCGTGCCACTAACTGGTGTTGCCGAGCAATTATCATACGCCCACTCGCTCGTGTCTCCAAGCGTAACCGTCGCGGCGGTCTCCCCGAAATAGGCTTTTATCGTTACCTTGCCCTGCCAGACATATGCCTTATCTCTGATTATCGCGATGCCGTTTTCGTCAGTCTCAAAGGTTACAATACTCGGCGATACATCAAGGCGCATACCGTCTAAACCGTCAGTGCCGTCTGCTCCTTTATCGCCAGTGTCGCCTTTATCGCCAGTGTCGCCTTTATCTCCTTTGTCGCCTTTCTCACCCTGTGCGCCCGCCGCACCGTCTTTGCCCTGTGTCTTTGTCCACACATAATCAGATTTTGTCAAAGCCTCATCGCTTTCGGTATGGTCGGACACAATGCCCATATATGTATAATCAGCATCGCGTATGCCGCTGCTGTCGGGTGTTATCTCGCTCTGCTTCACAAAGTCGCTCGCATCCGTTAGGTCGTTACAGTAGGCATAATGCGTATAGCTCACCAGCCCCGACGTGTCTATGTCAACTTTGCCGCGTAGCACATTGCCGTTAGCCGCTAACACAAGGTAACGCGCATCGGCAAGGCTGAAACTCGTTATCTTTTGATATTGCACGATAGCGGGGCACTTTATTGCTTCGATAGCTTCACTCGTAGCCGTTGCCGCGCGTCCGTTATCCACCCATTTCGATGCCGCTAACACAATGGCGTTTTGTCTATCCTCATCATCGCCACGGCTGCCCAAAAGCATAGCTGTGTCGCCCGCCGCGGGCGCATCCGAGGTGAGCTTCGTTTCACCTGTGCCGTCATCATACGTAACATTCGAGATGTCTATATAATGGCAATCGTATGCCGCGCCGTCAAATTCTAATGACGTAACACTGTCGCTAACGCCCACTACTAAACGCCACCAATACCTATTGCCAACATTGTAGGATGTACCCTCTGCAAAATTGCAAGTATAGCTAATCGCCTGATCGTTCACCTCCCAGTCGTTGGTTATCTGATTGCCGTCTGCATCATTGGCACGCCAATAGCAACGCCAATAGCTTACAATGGTTGTGGTGTCATCATCAGCTATCACGTTGCCGTCTGCATCGTAAGGCACAACCTTGTCAAACTTGCAGTTCGCTGATGTCAATACCACCGTGCCGCCGACACTCTTTAACTTATCGATAACCAACTCAAAGAAGTGTGCCTTCTTCGTTACTGTTAGGTAGTCAGTCGTTATGTCAGTAGCCTGTATCGTGTCAATGATCAGCTGCTTCAAGGTAGCAACGCCATCACCAGTGATACCGTAAGTGCCATTCTCGCCAAGCGTCAGCCCCTCTAACAGCTTTATAACAGCGTTAAAGTCTGCGCCCTTTTCAAAAATTACCTTTTCTTTAAAGGTCTCTTCGATGTCTTTGCGTGCAAACTTATCCCACAGATCGCTATCTTCCGCTATACCACCCGCAGTGTCAGCGCGTAACGCCCGCGTAGCCAAAGCGGCGCTATCGGCGCTCTTTGCTTTGTCCGCACTCGCCGCAGTGCCCGCTTTCTTTGCGTAGTCAGCATTCTCCGCGTTTGTCGCCGTTATCTTCTTGACAACCGTTACCGTACTGCTACTACCGCCACTACTGCCGCCGTTCTTCGGCTTGCTTATCATCTTTACGTCTATCATAGCTCTTTAAAGTCCTTAATGCCCTTAATGCCCTTAAACCACAGCTCACACTTCCTTTATTGTCAGCCTCGCTGTCCCCTCTATCAGATTTCTGCTTATGCCCTCAACAAAGAATGTCTTGCCCATAGCGGGATGCGTATAAAGGGCAAACTCACTGACAACATTATTCACGTCTTCAAAGTTTTGCTCCATTACCACCTTCGGGGCGTGCCACTCTTGCCAATAGGCATCGACATACAGCTGCTCCGCTTTCGCCGATGCCGCGTTGTGGGTGTCATATATCTTCAACACACCATCGCCTGACGACATATCCACAGCCGTACACTTCTTCACACCCGTACTCACACCCATAGCCTCACACTCCGCAGCCGTCAGCGCCGAGCATATACTAAACTCCAAGTCGGACTTTTTGTTGACGTACTTTTCGTCCGTGTCGCTCATATACACCACATCGTTATCGGTGCCCTCCGTGTTCAACTTCCCATTGTCCGAATATACCTTTATCTCAAAATCCTTAATGAAGATGTTTTCGGTCTCCGCCAACAGCGGCACTGTGTTTGTCGTCCACTTCGTATGACGGAAAAAGGTCGGATGCCGCCGCGTGATGTCGTCCCATAGGGCGTTTACTGGACCCAAGATCTTAAACTGTACTTGACCGTTAACCCTGTTAGAGTATTCAATGGGTATAGCCATACCCTCCGCATCGATGTTCATAGTGTGGACTATGTTGTTTTGTATGTCATACTCCTTGCCTAAAATGTTATCACCAATAGCGGGATTAAAGCCTATCGAGAAACTCTGCTGGTAATATTCGTCCTCATCTGCACACTCCTCTAACGTCTTGTATTTTTGCCATGTTATAGCGTGCAGCGAGCCGTCCATTTCCATATCTTCGACGGCGCAGTAATCACCTATTATCAACATACACTGCAACACCGGCACTTTCGATAGTGTGTCCGTACCATCACCAACCGCACTGTATTTAAATTCCAATTTTGGGATCTGCTCTTCACTGTCGTATGGCGCAACGCCGAGCCGATCCGACAGATCTTTTTGCGCCGTTTCCTCCGACCCATCTGTACCCACTGTGTAAAAAAGGCGAGTGAGAAAACGCCCCTCTCCATTGTTCACACTTTCAACACCACCACCATTATTCAAAAATGCGTATTTCAGTAAACTCTGCGACATTTCATAAACCACGGGAAACGGCGCGTAACTCTGTAAACGCGAGAGTATTATCTTGCCGCTAATCACAATGTAATTTGTTGTGTTCCCGTCGGCGGGCGTTAAGTTTACATTCGCACCGCCCATATAGGAGGCTACTGGTATTGCGGCTTTTATATCGCTTGCCTGTGGATAGGTACTGCTCTCGTTCGTGTCGCCATTGCCATTAACGCTCACTATCAAATAATCTTCCATGTTAACAGAGGATGCGGGAGCGTTGTCCTTCTTTGCCATATTGCGCTTTAAGCTGCCTATCGATATAAGCATCGCGCAAATAGGTCTCGTGCTTTTATTCATGTAGTTTGGAGCAGCCTCTTGATGACCGCTTTCAAGTCCATTAGGGTAGAAGTGCGACAGCATATCTTCATTGTCGCTATAACGGAATGACCACAAGTCGTTCTTCTTTACGCGCAAATACCAATCCGTAATAACGGCTTTTTCGTATGTGGTTTCGCTCTCTAAACCGTGAAGCATATAGTACATAGCATTCGTAGAGGTCTTACCATAGCCCTCGCTCGAATACTCTTTCATATACAACATCTTGTGATTAAATACTGGCTCTACAAGGTCTTCATCCATAGGACTTTCTACAATGTTTTCTACGTCGTCCATCGTGCATGTCAACTCCAACCTGTTATATACCTCATTTATGCTTATCGACGTGTCAACATCAGCTACCTTGCCCACAGTGATACTTTCTTCTTGCGCCGCTGTGATGTCTGCTTGCACGCCCGACAAGTCATACCATGTTATGCTTGCGCTACTCTTAACCGTTGCCCAGTCAAAGATGTAGAACTTCATGCCGACCTGCCTTATATGAAGGTTCAAATACTTTAATATTTCCTCTAAAACCTCCTCGCAAGTCCATACGCTGTCCTCCTCATCTTCCAAAAACAGCGCGTCCGACACACCTATATCCTTGAGCCCCGTAGCCACGCCATAGCTCGTTAGCCCTTTTGTGCCATCATAATAATAACTGCACGTCTCGCCTTGCAAGCACAAACCACATGTTATGCCGTCTAACAGCTCTGTGATAAGGTCATAAAAACTCCTGTTCTGTACAGCCGCCTTTACACTCGCATAATCAACACTGCTTTGACCAACATCCTTGTAATTTGAGTATTCCAATGCCGACAACGCATCAATGCAGTTTATCTCTAACTCATCGTACTGCTCATTATAGCTCTGTGAGTATGTCTGCGGCTGCACATAGCCAGCAAAAACGCACTCCCCACCCTTGTATATGTTTACCACAGCATCACGACACGACGTGCAAAACAAGTCGGGAATATACTCCCGCGTGAGCAGTCGAACCGTTGCCGACTGTGTCAGCAGCACATCAAACGTGTCTCGCACCTCGCTGCTTATCTCCACCGGGTCATCAGTGAAGTACAAACCCGACGCAGCCTCTCCAACAACTTTTTCTGTTGTCCTGTCGCCGCCGGTTACGATATGCACTGCCACCGTTTCGCTATGCCTATTCAAAAACTCACCATGTATATACATCGCCTCTTTTTTTTAGCCCTTTAACACCCTTAATATCCTTAATGCCCTTAAAGCCCTTATCACGCCCTGTGTATTCGCTCGTAGTTCTTCCCTGATAGGTGAATGTCATACCCTCGCAGTTTACCTACCACCTCCACACGCGCGGCTGGACGGTCGTACATATTTGCCCGCAAAGCACCAACATTGAGCCGCACATCCGTACCGCTATTGCCCACACCCGCTACGCGGGGCGCAATGCTTCCAGCGTTTATCATCTTTAAGAGGTTTAGCTGCTGCCGCCTGTTCAGTATCATCTCGCCAGAGTTCACGCGGGCAAGCACCCTATCCCCTGACGTGCTGTTGCCGCCCACGATACCGCCAGTGGCAAAACTCGAAATCATTGCCAGGGCGGCTATCACGGCGGCAACACCCGCCGCTATCGCTATGAGGTTGTATGGGAACGCTAACTTTGCACCCTCCGCCGTTGCGCTCGAAATTGCCTCGCCAGCGTTCGCCGATGTCTGCGCTTGCGACGCGGCGGTCTCGCCTTTCTTCGCTTTCGTCAAGGCTTTGATGATGCCTATCACAACTTTAAAGCCCTCAAATATCTGTATCACACCGTTTACTACCGCTGACAAAGCACTCCAAGCATCCGTTTGCCCGCTCAAAGCGTCTGTGATACCCTTAATGCCGTCGCCGATACCCTGCACACCTGACCAGCCCGCCTTCAACGTGTCAAACGCCTTGCCACCTTTCTTTTGCAATTGTGAAAGCTGATCTTGTAGCCCCTCCGCGCCGCTGACACTCGTACTCAACGCGCCGCTGACATCTAATGACGGCAAAAGCCCGCCGCCCCCCGAGCCTTTCAGTTTGTCGGAAGTCTTGCCCGCGCCTTTTTTAAAGTTCCTGCTTATCACTACGTTCGGCTCTACACCTTCCAAAGCCGACAGAGCGTCCCGCGCCTTCAATATCTTCTCCGTCCATTCGGCATATACTTTGACATTATTCTCGACCTTCGACCGCATCTCCTCATAATAGGAGAGGTTTTTCTTCAAGTCCGCCTCGCTTGCCGCACCAACGATCTCCGACTTCACCGGGGCCTCAACCCCCCGCGTTGTTGAGGTAGCAGTCCCTTTTGTGCCTTCGGTTTTCGTAGTCCCCAACTCACTCAATGCCAATGACGCTGCCTTCTCCGCCTCCGCTTGCGCCTTTGAGTGTTCATTTATTTCGGCAACTATCTCATTGAGCATCTTGCGCTCTGCTTTCGCCCCCTCCGACGTAGAACGGTATTTGCCGCCGTCATAGTAGGCATTCGCTGCCTTCGCACTTTCCGCGCCCAAAACATAGTAACCTTTACCCATTGCGCCGTTAGGGTTGCGATAGGATAAGTCGCGACTTTTTTGTCGTATCGTCTTAATGGCGGGGTCATCTTCGGAAATAACGTCCCCCGCTTTGTAATTGCGCCTCTGCCTCGTTGCAGTCGCGCCCTTATCACGATCCTTTATGCTCTGCTCTAACTGAAACTTCTTTCTATACAAGTCAGCCACGACAGCCGCGTGAGCCGCCGCCTCCGCACGGGCGTTAAAAGCCGCTGCTACTTGCTTCGTCTTGCTTACAAAAACATCCTCCGCTGTCTTAATATCCTGTACACTCAAACCCAATGCACTAAACTCCGACTGGCATTTCTTTATCCATTCGGTCTTTTCGTGTTCGGTCTTCAACTCCGCCCACTGGCTTTGAAGTATCTTGTATTTGCCTTGTAGCTCGCTTAAAGTACTGCCTAAACTGTTTCTATATGTCGATGCCATTTCTTGTGCCGCGCTCTCCGCGCCGCGAAGGCTCTGCTGGAAATCGTCAATGCCGTCATTTTCGAACGCACCAAACAGCTTTTCTATGGCAAACGTCAGAGCTGTTATCGCCACGCCCACGCCCGTGGCTATCATCAAACCGCGTACAGCCATTTTCAACGCTATCGCGCCTGCGGCGGCAGCGTGAGCCGACGTACCTAACGCTATATTCACAGCCCTGCCAAACTTCGCTACGGCGTTCCACGCGCCCTGCGCAACAGCTGCCAACTTCGCACTGCTTGCTAACTTTTGAAAGCTGACGCCGACAGCCGCTAACGTTATCGCGGTGTTGCCCGCCAACGTCAGCAAACTGCCACCAATGTCTATCAGCTGGCGGTACTTGCCATATACGCCTACTATGTATTCCTGCACTCCCGACAAAGCCATACCAAACGCCGCCTGTGCATCCACCTGCCTATCTAACGACTGGCTGTATGCGTCTGCACCCTCACGCACCTTGTCCATGCGCGTCTCTATGTCCGCAAGGCTCTTGATGTATTCAAGCCCCGCATCCTCACCAGGACCGCCGAATATATCCGCTATCGCCGTGCCTACCACGCTCGCGCTCGCCGGAAGTTCCTTTAACTTTTCGGCAACTTGCTGCATAACTTGAAACGTCGTCGTCGTCCCAGCTTGCAACCGCCTCTGCACATCCTCCGCCGATATGCCTATGCCTTCCAAAGCCCGCGCCGTGGCGGTCGTCATCTCACGAATGCGTAGATTACCTTCCTTTATCGTGTCAATTCCCTTGTCGGAATATATGCCCTGCTTCGCGGCGTTTGTGGCAATGGCAATAAACTCTTCCGCACTTATGCCCGCCTCCTTGAAATAGCGCGGGTATTCCCTCAACGTGTCAAGGAACTCACCGCCAACGTTCGCGCCGGACACAAACCCCGCCTGCATCAGCTGCAAGGCGTCCTGCACCGACACGCCAAAGCCGTTGGCAAGGGCGTTTGCCGAGCGTAGAACCTCCGATAGGTCGCCACCAAAAGTGTCCGCCAATGCCTGCGCCTTCGACCGCGCCTCCGACAAAGACTTACCCGTCAGCCCCGATGACTGCGCCACAGCCGCAAAGTCCCGCGACATCGCGCCAAGACGCTCACCGACACGCGAAAACGCCTCGCCTATGCCGCGCACGCTCTCTCCGACGTTCCTTATCTGCTCCACCCGCTGGTTGAAACTTATCAAAGCGTCGTTTGCCTTTCTTATACTCACACGGGAGCTGTCGAAAGCCTTTGCCAAGTCCTTCGTACTTGCCGACGCAGATGACATTTGCTCCTTGCCGTCAACTAACAGCTTGATGTTAAATTTTATCTCCTTCGCCACAACCTAAATCCTTTTTACGTATATTTGCCGCGCAAACCAATAAATACTAACAAGTTATGAAACCCTGCGAGAAAACGGAAGCCTCAAAAATAGAGATAAAGGGCTTGTCCATAGACATTGAAGACAGTGGCAATAACACCGCCGAAAGCCGTAAAAGAAAGAGAGCCATCAGAAAATGGAACACACACAACGCAGTTCTGACAGTGTTCCTCATCGTGGCACTTATCCTCCTCGTTGTCTCTTTCCTCAACGTGTGGATGCGCTTCTTTGTCCTTGACCTCATAGTGTCCGTAATACTCTTTTTTATTTTGATATACCGCGTCAACAACCCACCGCGTGGCGAGACAAACCTTTTCGACATCGTCGATGACTGGATAAACCCGCCACAGTATTTCTAATCCGAAACCGCAAGGGGTTCTTGGCTTTTTTGTTCCTTCGCCTTTTTGCCTCCTACATACGCCGCTAACGCATTTATCGCCGCCGCGTTGTTTGCCTCCTTGCTCCCGCGCCCCGCGAAACCTTTGTCCCACGGCAGCGGCAACAGCTTATCAGGTGTTACCCTGTGCTTCAAGTGAGGCTGTATGCAAATCGCGGCAAGCAGTCGCATACGCTCCCACCTGTCGCGATTATCGCTGTCCCGCGTCTCGTTCCAGCGGCTCACCACCGACGAATATTCGTCCGGCGTGAGGCGTTGGAAGTCATCGAGACGCAAGCCTATGCACAAAGCGGATGCAAGTATCTCATCAATGGTCAGTTTTTTTTTCTTCACCCGATGCCTCCGCACCGAAGTCGCCCGCCTCACTAACAGCCTCCGCCCACGCGGCAAGCTGCGTCATGTTGATATTGTCCGCAAAATCCTGCAAGGCGTAGTCGAACGCCACACCCTCACGGTTGCACGCGCTCTTTGCACAGCACCACAGATATACACACATTGACGATAAGTCGCTGGTTTTAATTTCCGCAATCTCCTTGCCCGTCTCATCCTTGAAGCGAAGCATCGCCCCCATCGTCGGATAACAAGGGTATTCCTTATCCCCTATGTTCAAACAAATCTTGCTCATAACCTAAATAGTAATGTCCTTAAAGCCCTTAAAGCCCTTAATCTGATGATGCCGTTTCCTTACCAGGATATATCGACGGCTCGCCAGCATTTTCAAGGCTTATTGTGTAGGTCGTATCATCCTGCGCCGGACTGGTTTCCTCAACATTCGTGATGATAAACTCGCCCGTGAGATACGGTGCAGTGTCGCTGCCGCGCTCAAAAGCCTTTACAGTTACAGCTTCACCCGCACCCCAAAGTTCCATCAACTTTGCTATGCCGTTTTCTGTTTCTCCGTCATAACGGAAGCCCTCACCACTTATAGAAATACTCAAGCCCGTTATCGTCTTTTCTTTCCACAAGCCCGACTGCGCCGAAAGAGACGCAATAGGTTTAACCGCGTGTTCCTTACTCTCACTACCGAAAGTCAAAGTGTGCGTCGTACAATGTCCCAACACCGCACCACCTACCGACAAAAGTAGGTTACTGCCATTTACATACCCTGCCATAGTTTTGTTTTTTTTTGATTGTTTATTAATGCTTTTTAAAGCCCTTAAAGCCCCTAACGTCCTTAAAGCCCTTATCATAAATCATATCTTCACCGTGAACACAAGCCGCTTGATGAATGCCTCATCGTCGTAGCTATCTTCACTGTCCGATAACACGCATATTCTCATTCGCCCCGTCGGGCGGTCGTGTTGCGTGTAGTCAAGTATCGAGCGAACGGTCTCGCCAAGTTCCACCGCGTCTTTGTAGCTTGATGCGTAGCAATACACCTCCACGCGGGTAGCCTCACTACCAACCTGCCCAGCCTTTGTCGCCACCTGACCACTGCTCTCGCAACGGTACATTATATAAGGCAGCGGAATGTCCTGTTTTGTATAAACCGGGAACACCGCGCTCACCTTATCCAAGATGCCGCCAGCGGCTAACGTGTCGTATATATACAAGCCAGCACTCAAACTCGTTTCCATCGTCCCTTGTTCTTTAATGTCCTTAAAGCCTTTAAAGCCCTTAACACCCTACATCAGCCCAAGCCTACGCACCCTGCGCTCCATGCCGCGCTCAAACTCGCCTAACAGCTCACGCTCGACCCTGTCAGCCGCCGCATTCTCTGTTTTCAACATAAAGTCAAACTGCGGCATCCTGCCTGTGGAGTGCCCACGCTTCTTGCGAACAAACCACTTTGACGCACTGCGCGTCGAACGCCTTTTTGTGCCGCCAGCCGCCCACATCAACACGGGCTTTTCCTTGCCCTGTCTGTTCCTGTGGTAGCCCTTCCGACCGTGGGGCTTCGTCGTAACAAGGAAGCCCAGACCGTACTTGTCGGGATATACCCTCACGCGAAGACCTTTTGCCACCTCCGTAGCGTTGTGCAGTGTGATGCTGCCGCCCGCGCCTGATGCCGACGTGTGAGCAAGCTCCGAAGCGGCGGTCTTCTTCACCGCGTTTGCCTCCTTGCGTATCGCGCCACGCATCGCGCGACGCTGCTGCGTCATGTCTAACAGCTTATAGACATCGCCGAAAGCCTTGCTTATCGTCTGCTCATCATTCATTCACGCGGTCGCATATTAAGGTGTTCATGCCCCTGTCTATGTTAGGACATATATTCGTAATGCTGTACAGATAACCGCCGAGCTCCTTGCAACGCCAATTCTCACCAACCTCATGAGCATCCCTGATGTTATACTCAACACGGTAGTATGGGAAAGCATCACTGTTACTGGTATCACGGCTGCCTGATAACTTCACACGCTCCGCCCACACAGTGGCGGTATCTACCCATGAAATATCACTCTCGCCAAAACCGTTCACAACGGTTTCGGGGCGTAACAAAGTGATTTTGTATTTCATCGGACCCGCACGCATCGTCAGCCCTCCCCAAGTTTACGGAACTGTGCCACCAACATACGCACGCCGTTCGGAACGGCATTCGCCGAGAGGTTTGTAGTGTCCTCACGCTGGTTGTACCAGTCGGCGGCAAGCATCAAGATTGCTTGCTGGACTTGTAGAGGAAGCTCGCCGTTAGAGGTCATGCCCTGCAATTCCTCATACGTGCGGTTCGTCGCGGCAATGACCGTCGCAGTCGCCGTGTCAAGATACATTTGCAGCAACTTATCGTCAGCGGTGAAGTCATCCGCGCGAACCTGCTTCTTCAACAAATCCAAACAAACCATCTATTTATGAACAAATTATCCGTAATCCGTAACTATCCTACGCACTCGCCTTTGCCTTGCCAAGCACAAACGCTTCCTCACGCAAAGTTACCGTCAAGAAGTTTGCGTTTAGCACAAAGTCAACAGCGTGCTTTCTCGCCAAAGTGTAGGGATCAACCACGAAGTCCATGTTGCCAAAGAAGCCGGCAGCCTGATAACTCCAATCGCCAAAGCCAATGTTGCCATCGCCTATTGCGGAAGTCGTATATACAGGAATGCCAAAGATTTGGTCATTCTCACATACGAAACGACCGCTACCAGCGTCAACCTTTGTGTCCTCCAACTCGGCTTTCATATCCTCCGTCATAACCCAGCAAGGGTTCGTGAGGCGAATGCCGGTCTTTGTAACGGCGGCTTTCATCTTCAAAAGCTCCTTTCTCGTAGGAACGCTGCCCGAAAACGTTACAGCAGTGCTTGCGGCAGCCGCAGCCACGAAAGGACCTACAACCTTCTTGCCCGTACCGTCAGTAGTGAACAATACAGAGTTGATGCAATCAGCAATAGCCTGTGGCATTTCCTCACGTATTATCGTTTCTACCAATCCCTCTGACTGGAACAGCTCTTCCTTCGTTACTGGAATAGCAATACCAAGACGCTCCGGCTTTGCCTCCAACTTCGAGAAATCAATCTTGCTGTCGGACAATTCCACAGCCTCATCAGCGAAAGTAGCCTCCGCTTTCGTGTGCTTTGGCCAGCGCAACGTGCCCGTCAGGCCAGTACGTATTGTCAAACCAACCTTATCATAGATAAGACCCTCACGCAATGGCTTCAACAGCTCCTGCTCGTGCACTGGGATAATGCCCGTGCCGTCCAAAGCAGCCGTAGTCTGTATGTCGCGCTTCAACACAATGTGAGCTACCTTGTTAGCTTTCATCGCATCACGCAACTCCTTATCGGGGTCTTGCTCTACAACAACAGCCTTACCAACATTCTCGGCGGCTTCCATCTTCATCTTCAAGAGCTGATTACTGCGGCACAAAGTCTCATATTCCTGCTGCTCCTCTGCACTGCGCTCCCTGTTCTCTCTCTCACATACGTCCGCGATTTCTTGCACACGGTCGAGGTTCGTTTGATAGGCATCTACCAACTCCCTCACATTCACAAACTTCTTTTCCATGACTTTCTAAAATTAATGATTATCCACTATTATATCTTATCTTTTCGCCATTTCTCTCATTTCACGCACTTGCGCTCTCACGCGGGCGCGGTGTTCCTGCTCCGCTCTTATGCGGGCTGCTGCGTCATCGGCAAGCAGCCTCTCCAACTCACGCGCCTCAACACTCGTCTGCTCGTAAGCGGGATTTGGCGTCAGCGTGAAGTCAAACACGCCGTCCACCTTGTTCACCGTATATGTCGTGATGACACGCCCTTCCTCCAAACGCGATGAACGCGACACCCAGTCTTCATCAAAATAGCGCGTCGTGAAAGCAAAGCTACAACCGGCGATGTCGCCGCGCTTTACCAACTCCAAAGCCTTATCGCCGTCGACAGTGCGGGGGGCTTCAAAACTAAATTTCACACCGTAGTCGTCAACATCATACGACAACGTGCCTTTGCCCTTGTTTGAACGGGCAAGCAATAGCCTGTCATCGTGGTTCAGCGTCATCTTTATGTCGCAACCGTCAAGCAGCTCGCGCGTTATCGCTGAAGAACTTATCACCTCGCGGGCTTCCTCGTCATCGTCCGACCACAAAGGAACACTCTCAACGCCAAACATTATAGCGCTGCCCTCTATCGCGCGACTCGGCTCATCACCCGCTGCACGGACTTGCAGCCCACTGAAAAGCGTGTAGCCCGCTCTCCTTGTTAATCCATTATTCATTGCTTATCCTCCTTTGCTTCATTACTATTATCGCCGCCACTCTCTAATGTCAGCTCGTCGATTTCCTTCAAGTTCGCACTCACCAATACCCGATCTCCCCCCTCCACTGGCGGTCGGTTCTCCTCCTTGCGCCACTCGTTCACGGTATAAAGACCCGCCTGTATCGTCTGTATCTGATACTTCACTCGGCTGTCCAAATCGCACGCATACAAGCCGCGACGGTCAAACTGGAACTTCCTCTTGCAACACAGCGAAGAGGGTATCAGCTTCCTGTGAAGCTCGTTTTCTATCTTTCGGAGTATAGGGTTTAGTGTGTTCGACAAAAACGCCACATTCGCCATCTCCGCCGACTTATAGTTATTGCTCGTATCATCAAACACGAACGATGGATGCACGCCGAAAAAGCGGCATATCTCGCGCACAGTGAATTTCCGGCTCTCCAAGAACTGCATGTCAGTGCTGCTCAAACTTATCTGTTGGAAGTCCACCTGACCCGGCAACGAAACTATCCTTGCGCCGTTCTGAAAACTCTTATCTATATCGGCGGCGGTATTTGCAAGCTCGCTGTCACGATATTCATTCACAAAAGCGCGGCTTCTATCATTGCCCACAAAGCCACGGACATTGCCGCCGTTCTTGAAGCGGTTAAGCGTCTCGGTGTCGCCACTCCTACCAATGTCTAACGCCAGGCGGGCGTGAGCAAGCACGCTGATGCCCTGCTTGCCGTCGGGAGACATACCCTTTATGTGTATTATCTCATGTTCCTTGTAAACACCGCTCACGCCGTTCACTATGTCCGACACGGTATAGGTGTCGTTGTATATGTCGTGGCTCACCGTATGACGCTTGCATAACGCCAGGCGGTCTATCTCCATCGTTGCGCCGTTATATATTGGCACAATGTAGGCATTGCCGTCAAGTAGCATATTCTCCACCACCTGTGCCCAAAAGTCGAAAGCCGACATATTCGGATCGGGCTGCACCGTCAGCAAGTAATGAAGACGGCTGTTAGTGTCTTCTATGAATATGCCGTCCCGTAAACGCATATATTGCAGCGGAAGGTTGGCAACACTTTCCGACAATAGCTTCACACAACGATAAACAGCCGCAACCGAGAGCGCGGAAGCCTCGCCACCGACAAGGAAGTTGGCAAAATCACCTGCCCTTACCACGGAAGCGGAAACCTCCCGCGCCCCCGACGCGGCATCGGAAGTGCGAGAAAAAAGGTATTTTATTTTATTCAGAAGTCCCATAGTAACCTTACGACTTTCACCCCGTAAAGGTACAAATAAAAGTGCAATTCCAAAAAATAAAAAATGTAAAAATGCGCAATGGCGTGCAACGGTGTGCAAATATGTGCATCCCGCGCCTAATATTTATTTATTTTTAACACCCACCGCGCTTGCGCTATGCCCTTAAAGCCTCTAATGCCCTTAAAGTCCTTAAAGCCCTTAAAGCCCCTAACGCCCTTAATGCCCTTAAAGCCCCTAACACCCTTAAAGTCCTTAAAGCCCCTATCACCCTTAAAGCCCTTAAAGCCTCTATCACCCCTCCACTTGATACAACATACCAAGACCCATAAGCATTGTTATCACACCGTCAATCTTCTTGTACGGGCTTATCTTCATGGGCTTCTTATTTTCCAAGCGGTCGATGTCTATCACGCAATTAGTAAGACAATAAAGGTTTATAGGGTTTGTGTTCAGTTCTATCCGGGGCGGGGTGCTGTAAGCTAACATCTCAAAACTCTCAACTGGCAAATTAAAAGACCCATACGTTTGACTGTATGGCAGCAACACATCACCACAACCCGCAGCTTGCAAGGTGTTCACCAAGTCCCGCGCCTTATAAGCATCATAGCCTATTCTCAATATCGGACTGCGCTTGCTCCGCCGTAAAATGTCATCGGCTATCTGACGCACGTCTATCCTATCGCCATCACACAGCCGCAAATACCCTTCATCATACCAAGTGCGATAAAGCTGCTCATTCGGATGCCCCTCCAATGCGCCGGCGGGAAAGTAATAGTCAGTGTGAACGTAGAACTTCCGCTCCGCACGCTCATAAACGGTATAGCTCACAGCGGAAAAGTCATCGCGCACAGAAAGGTCAAAAGCCACCGTGCAAGGGCTGCGGGTACTCAAACGGTCTATGTTGAAATCTCCTAACAAGTCCTTTGCTTTCTCGTAAGCAAACCAAGTCCGACGCTCATTTATGGTAAACACATTAAGCAGCTTTGTGCGAAACGACAACATACCCTCGGAGGATAACTGCGCCCGCTTGTATTCCTTTTCGTAGAAGTCGGGTTGCACCGTAATGCCCAAGTGAGGCTGCACCTTGTGCCACGTCGCGGGGTCATCTTCCCTGTCATCAACGTCGGGCATAAACAGCGACGCAAATAAGGTGTCATCATCTGCCTCACCGCGCAAAACCCTCTTCACGCCAACTAACTCGTGCGCAAAGGGCCCGTCCACTACCTCGCTCGCTGTCGTAATTACCACCGTCAACGGCTCGCGGCGTGGACCCATCGACGTGGTTAAGACATTCTTCAAGTCCGCACCATTCTTGTACGCCGTGTTTCGGGCTTGCGCATATTCATCCATAATCACCAAAGACGCACACAAGCCGTCCTGCGTCTTTGCATTCGCTGTTAGGCAGCGCACAAGGCTGTCCCGACCCCTGTCCTTGAAAGTTATTTTCTCACGGTTCACGCGAAAGTGCCGCTCGCCAGGGTCTATGTCCCGCATTATAGCACGTATCTCATCAAAACATATCTTCGCCTGTTCATAGCTGTTCGCGCCAACGTAGGCTTGCGCGTTATTATCGCCAAACAACAAATCATAGACCGCCAAAGAAGCTGCGGATGTAGTCTTACTGAATTTTCTTGGCACAAAGAGGTAAGCCGTTCGACACAAACGACGACCCTCCGCATCAACAAAACCAAAAATGTTAGCAAACTGAAAAACTTGAACGGGAGTGAGTTTGTATCGTGTTCGACCTGACAAGCCATTGAAACGTAACGCCTCATAGAAACGAATAAAGTTGCGCACACGTGAACGCCGCCACTCATACTTGTCAAGCAGCTCAAAGAACCGACGCAACGCCAATAACTCATATAGGTTGTGCCTGCCAGGATTGGCAGCTAAATCCTCCGCATAAGTACTCAAACGCTCATCAGTGTCCGACAGCGCATAGGCGTACTTCACACGCCAGCAAGGACTGTTATCCTTCAGCCAACCCGCCGCCGCCGCTTTCAGCTCTCGCTCCCTTATCAGTTCCTCAACAGTCATAACCCTAACTCGCCACCTTTATTTTCCCTATTCGGCGTCCATCCCCTCTTTAAAACTGTTCATAAACTCACCGAAAGCGTCATTGTCCGTCTTGCGCTCCTTGCTGTCCGTATTCATACCTAACGACCGCAACACGCGCTGGATATGCGCCATATAATTCAGATACAGCGTCTCTAACGGGCTTATAGTCTCTCGGGGGTTGCCCTCACGCGATAACTCCACATTTACAGCCTTATGCTGGTCTGAAAATATTTCACACGCCAAATCCTCCGCACGCACAAGTAGCTGCGCTAACACATCCACTTGCACCGATAATTCCGCCGTATATTTGCCTTGACCCTTTAACAGCTCTGTCAATGCTGAACGCCGCTCAATCACACGCTGCCACATGCCACTTTCGCGCAAGGCTTCACGGCGACCATTATTTCGCGCTGCCTTATCCTTTATCGCTGCCACCCGTGAGGCAAAATCTTTGTCCTCCTTCCGCCAACGATAAAACAAGTTTTTGTGAACACCCGCCGCTTTACAAGCAGCAGATACGTTGCCGCCGGCTCTCTCAAGAGCTTTAAGCATCTTTTCCTTCCGACTGTCCATAATTATTAGCTTTTATTTCTGTAACCTTTCTCTCCAAGTACCGCAAACCCTCCAACAGACCCTGCTGAACGCTTTGCTTACCCTCCAACGCCGCCAATGCCCTCTCATCGACAGTGCCATCACACACAAGGCGATAGACCTGCACTGGGTGTCGCTGCCCCTGCCGATGCAAACGCGCATTCGCTTGTTGGTAAAGTTCCAAATTCCACCCCGTACCAAACCACACTATGTAATGACCGCCTGACTGCATATTCAAACCGAACGCCGTGCTGGCGGGATGGGCAAGAAGCACATCTATCTTTCCGGCGTTCCACGCATCCAACTGCGACGCGCCCTCATACCGCGCCACCGCGCGTCCTTTCAAGCACTCCTCTATGCGTTCCGCATCGTGCCTATACTGATAGAAAACAAGAACCCCGCCCTGCGCCGCCTCTACAAGCTCCACCAGGGCTTCTAACTTCTCATCATGAATGACGTGGTGATTACCCTCCGTATCATAAACCGCGCCATTGGCAAACTGCGACAGTTTGTTCATCAAACCAGCCACACTCGCTGCAAGAACCGTATCTTTCTCACCACTGTGAGCGTCAAGAAACTCTATAACTCTTTCGCGCTCGAAAGCATTATAAGCCTTCATAGACTTATCCGACAGCACTACACGCACAGTGTGTTCCATCAGATCCGGCAGCGTTAGATAATCCGCCGCCGACATAGACAAACAGATGTCCGCAATACGCGCTCTAATGGCATCCTCGCAACCCTTTTTCGGAGTGCAGTGTACCACGATGTTATTCCACGTGTGGACATCAAAGTACGTATCGCGGTACTTTGTGAAGAACCTGCCTAAACGCGCACCCATATCAACACAATAAAGCTCCGCCCATAGATCAATAAGCCCATTAGGAGCGGGAGTACCAGTCAAGCCTACCACACGGCGCATCGACGGTGAAGCCATCCGCATAGCCTTGAAGCGTTGGCTCTTACGGTTCTTAAAGCTCGTAAGCTCGTCTAACACTACCATATCGAAAGGTAGTATGCCACCATACTTGCCTACAAGCCACACAAGGCTATCGCGCCCTATCACATACACATCCGCTTCCATTGCCAACGCCGCCTCACGCCGCCGCGCCGTGCCAACGACACGCGAAACACGCAGCGACAGATGATCCCATTTTTCCGCCTCCGCTGACCAAGTTGTCTCGGCAACCTTCTTTGGCGCAACAACCAACGCCCGCCGTATCTCGCAATCGTCAATGAGATGCTGAATGGCGGTAAGCGTGATCACACTCTTGCCAAGCCCCATATCAAGAAAGAGGCAGCAGCGTGGGCGGTCAAGCACCCAGCGCAGCGCGGCTTGCTGGTATTTGTGGGGCTTGTATATCATATTCTATCAAACCAGGCAGACATATATTCAAGCAGCAAGTCAACACCCTGCTTACTGTCAACAACAGATACAGGAAAGCCCAACCGCGACATCTGCTCATGCCGCAGCCTTTGCAGCTTCGTCGGCTTCCGACCCGTGCTCTTTAGCTCCACCCACAGGATGCCGCCACCTGGCATCAAACACACCCGATCGGGATAGCCTGATGACACAGGGCTGTAATATTTTAAACAAACACCGCCCAAATCTTTGACGCGCCTCACAAGGTAACGCTCAATCACCTTTTCCGATGTCTCTTTGTGTCGTGTCAGCCCTTCTATCCTCTTATCTTCCATATATGCCATCTATTAACTCATAACTCATAACTCTCAAAAGGCCCCCCATCCTCATCGAAGAGTAGCACCACCATTCGCACACATTTTTAGCGCACTAATAGCGTACAATGAGGGGATAATGTGAGATGCACTCATTGTGGAGATAAATATAATAATAAGAGCATACCTACAGAATACCCCACAAAGCACCTCACAAAAACCCTCACGGGCTTTTCTTATTGTCCTTATCGACCTTACAATCCTTACAGTCCTTACCATTCATATTTTTCTTCCTCCCTTTTAATCGTGGTAAACCAAACGTTTTTTTGGTTACCTTTTTGGTTACCCTGTAAGATACTGAATACCAACGCCCTACGGGGAGGGTAAACCAAGTAAACCAAAAATTTCCCATCTTTACAGGTTATGTATTAATTATTCTCCCTTTTTACACTATTTAACGCCCCAACTTTTTTTGTTGGACTTTTATAGCTTTTTTGGTTTACTTGGTTTACCTATCTTATATGTTATTGATAAACAATATCTTATAAGGTAACCAAGAGGTAAACCAAACCTTTTTTTTTGGTTTACGGTTTACCAATAAAGGTTAAAAGTGGGGTAAAGGCTTTTTTACACTTGTTAAAGCACCCTCTTGTTGTTAACATTTTTTGGTAAACCAAAATCCACCAACTGTCTCTTTGGTTACTTCTAAATTGTGTCTTCGCTTTCATCTTTTATTCTCCTGTATGATTTTTGCATTCCATATATTTTTACCGCGTGTTTTGATACTCCCGCTTTCTCCCAGTTTGTGAAGCTATCCATTATCCGCCCCACTTTTCTTGCCAGGTACTTGTATTCTTTACTGTCCCTTGATTTCCCTAACAGCTCGCAGGCTATTTCCGCCACACACACTTTTTGCCGCGTTTCAGTGGCTTCGGCATCTAACGGGTCGGGGTTCTTGATGTACGCCTTGCGCCTATCAAGGTCGTATGTGTCCCAATCGATGGGCAGCTTTCTATCAACAAACTGTCTTACGAGTTCCTCTAACGGGTCATCGGCATCGTCATTGAAGTCGCGCTGGCGTTCACGCGCCGCCCTCTCCATTTCGGGAGGTAGGAACAGTGGCTCTCCTTTTCGGTATCGCACTACTGCTTCCGCCCATAGCTGGTTGCGGTCGCGTTCCAAAGCCCCCCTCGGGTCTTTAACCTTGCGCAGCTCTGCATCGACAGCCATTACCCAAAAGCGGCGGTTGCCTGTGTCTCCTTTGAGGAAGTAAGCCTCATTGGTAGTGCCACAAAACACGCATTGCCGTGGGTGGCATTCCACAACCGATCCGTATGCCGGACGGTAGTTATCCTCCCGCCGAGTGATGTAAGCCTTTACCTGCTCCACATCGCTGCGTTTTACGCTGCCGAGTTCGGGGAGTTCAATTATCCATCCCGACCGCGCCTGTTCCATGCCCGCCTTATCTTCCATTGTGTAGAGACTGTCGCTGAACCACTCACCACCCATTACATTAAAGAGGGTACTCTTACCTATGCCCTCCGCACCTGTTATCACAAGGCAGTAATCGTATTTGCAGCCTGGCTCGAACACTCTCGCCACCGCTGCTGTGAAGTGCTTGCGCGTCATCAAGCGGTTTAATTCGTTGTCTTCCGCTCCTATGTAATCAATGATGAGCCTGTCTAATCGTGGCTTACCGTCCCACACAAGCCCATCGAGATAGTCTCGTATGGGGTGCTTTCTATGCTTCGTTAGTACCGCCGTGAGGGCATCTTTTATTTTGTCTCGCCCTGTAATGTCATAGATTGCGTCCATATAGACCCTTAAATTCGCGTCATCGGTGTTGCTCCATTGTTCACTGTCGCGCTTCCACGGTAGCTCGCCGGACACCATCGCAAAACCGCTAAAAAGGTTCAGCCAAAACTTTCCTTTCAGCTTGGGGTCGTGTTCCATTATATATATAATGTTATCGATGGTCGCCTTTGGCTTTTTGCTTTTGCCGTCATATTTCACTTGGCGCATCCAGTCCGTATCATCTTTGTCTGATATGTCTACGCCGTCGAAGTCCCGCGCCGCCCCCTGCTGTCGCTCCTTTGTCATCAGCACACGCACATCGTCGTCATCCGCCGCCACATCTAACATTTTTTTGTAGGAGGGCATTTGCGTGATGTCCTTTGCCTTGCTATCCTCATCAAGGTCGCCAAAGAGGTGAATGCGGCAAAGGTCGAAGGCATTGCACAGCTTTCGGCTCGTCGGGTCTGTCTCGTTGTGTGAGTAGGCATACTTGCCCTCATAGCATACCAGGCCGCCCGCCACGTGTCCTGCCTTATATGTGTAGCGCCCCGTCATCGACGTGGGTTCATACACATTAGATAAAAACTTTTCTATCGCCGCTTCTATCGGGTATGTGCGGCAAAACGCGCCTATCACGCCGCTTTTTTCTAATGGATCACCAGCTTTCTTTATCTCGCGGCGCACTATATCACCCTCTCTGCTCGATACTGGCCATGTAGTAGTGTCGCGATAGTCGGCGTATTGAGATAGTATGCCGTCCACATTTAACGCCTCACCGTCCTGCACCTCGAACACGAACTCGCCGTCTCGGCTGGTGCTTGGCCAGTAGAACAGACGCGGCAGTTGATATGTTGTGTCGTCAAACAAATCCATACCTAAACCGCTTGCTACCTTGCGACACACCGCCTCATATTCCTGCGGCTGCACCCTCCTATTGAACGGTATCACTAAACGAAAGCGCGGATTATCGCTCTTGTGTTTGTGGGTACTATACAGTAACGCCGCAAATGGGTAGTTCATCACAAAGTCGTCCCACACGTCGGGCGTGCCGTGGTCTATGTCCAACGTTGCACAGCTGCGCCATTCAACGTTTGGCGTTTTCCTTATGCCGTCTCGTAGGTAGCCGCCAACGAAACCGCCAACGTCTTTGACATTGCTTTGCTCTTCGCGGCTCATTTTTGCATACTCCGCTATGCTTTCACCTGTGCGCCTTGTCTCTGCACACTTCGCAACAAGCTCACTCCATCGGATTTGCCGGTTGCGCCATTTTTTTGCCATGCGGCTGTGAGCCGTGGCTATGTCTAATATAAAATCCTTTTTTACTCTTTCCATCGCACTAATCCTTTTTATAATACGGTGTGCTATATCCCGCCCCCTTCAAGGGCAGTCCCGCGCACCAACTGATAGGCTCGCTAAACAAGGCTTCCACCTCTTGTAGCGTCTGCCCCTCACACGCCTCTACTATTATTTCATCGTGGACGTGGAACACCACGTCGAGACCCTTGCGCCGCGCCCGCAGCAGCACCTCACCGAGAATGTCGCGGGCAATGGCTTGCACCATATTTTCTACCAACTTGCCGCCATACGTGCGTATCTTTCCCCACTTTTTTGTGGTTTGACTTACGCCCTCGTATTCTATAACGTCATGGTCGCCGCGCCGGCTGTCGCCGTATTCTGTTTCGATGCTTGCGCGTGGGTAGCACATTGTGCGCCCACTCGGTAGCTTTATTGTCAGCATTCCCCACTTGCGGGTAATCTCCACACCTCGGTTTATCGTTACGCTTTCGCCAGTCTTTATTGCCGTTATCGCGGCTTTTTCTACGACTGACCACAAGCGCACAATCTTCTTGTTGTTGTCGCGCCACTTATAAACGATGTCCTTTTCCTCATTTTCGGATAAACCTAAACGAGAGCCGCCCATCGCCTCTAACGCGGCAACACCACCACCGTAGCCAAGTGCCAAAACAGCTACCTTGCCTCGCTGGCGTAAGTTTGCGTTTTGTCCGTGTTTCTCCACTGGAACGCCAAACATACGGCTTGCCGTCTCGCAATATAAGTCGCGCCCGCTTTCAAACACATCCAAAACCCATTGCTCACCAGCAAGCCACGCTATAACACGCGCCTCGATAGCAGAAAAGTCGCAAATGTGGAATGTCTTGCCCGGCTCGGCGATAAAAGAGGTTCTGATAAGCTCACTTAACGTTTGGCTCACGTCGGCGTAGCTCATTGCAAACTCATCACGGTCGCCGGCTTTCACCAAGTAACGCGCTTCATCAAGGTCGTCGATGTGGTTTTGCGGTAGGTTCTGCACCTGTACCAACCTGCCAGCCCACCTGCCTGTACGCGCAGCACCGTTGAACTGTAAAAGCCCATGAATGCGCCCGTCAGTGCATACACACTCCTGCATCGCTTGGTATTTTTTGTTGCTGGTCTTGCCTAACTCCCTACGGATGTCAAGCAGCCGCCGCACTTTTGGATAGTAGTCTAATTGTATGCCCAAATTGTCAATACTCTTTTTAGATATGCTCTCTATCCTTGTGCCGGTGGTCTTTGCTATCCACTCCTTTATCTGTGTAGGGCTGTTAGGGTTCTCCATGCCGGTAAGCCGCCGCGCCTCGTCAAGCAGCCGCATTTTATTTTCGTCATCAAAGCGCACGGCGTTGTCAACGAAGGCGCGGTCTATCATCACACCACGGTCGTTAATCTCTTGGTCGGCTATGTACAGTTCTTCGTCAAAGTCAGCGGGCTTTAATCTTCTGACTTTCGCCAAAATCTGTTGCTCCACCTCCACATCACGAATGTTGTACAGCTTGAACAGTTCCCACTTGTCGGGCGCGTCTGTCGGATAATGCCTGCCGTTCTTTCCGAGTACGGAGAAATAGCGTATAAGGGCTTTGCCCTCTGCCATTTTCCCCTCTGTCAGTTTCAGCACCTCGCCGCATTGCCCTAATGACAAGGGCAAACCCATACGCGCCGCTGCTACCATTGTGCATTTCCATTGTGCCGGGTCTAACGGCTTGGCATAGCCAAAATACTTGCTGATGCAGATACGCTCAAAGGCTGCATTGTACGCCGTCTTTGTAACGGTCGGGTCGGTCAGCCCACGGCGCACCTCATCAGGCAACTGCTCACCACTTGCGAAGTCCACGCAACGCGCCTGTCCACCGTCAACACAATAGCTAAAAAGCAATATCGTGAAGTCCGGGGCTTCCACATAACGGTACACGCCGCAAGTAGCCAAATCGTAGCTGCTGTAGGTCTCTATGTCAATGCCTATTTCTGTCATGTCGGTATGTCTTTGGTAGGTAAAGGAAAAGCAGTCCTGCAAGCATCGGCGGCTTTCGGGCTTTTTATTCGTAGCTTGCGTCTTTCACTGCCTTTCCGCGGTCGGGGTCGTTTCTGACGCTCCCTTTTCCTACACCACCCTATGATTATAGCTCGTCGTCATCTTCGTCGTCTAATTCCACACTCGCGAAGTCGGTAGCGGCTGATGACCTACCGCCCAACTGTGTATCATCTTTATACTTCATGATGTTGTTAAGCCCGCAAGCCACGCCCTTATTACCGCTCCTGTCGTAAGCAAAGAACGATACGGACACGATCGCCCACACGCCGCTATATATTTCCTCTTCGTCTAATATAGGCGCGTGTTTCCTGTCAACAATCCCGGGGCGCGTCGCGCACTTGGCATTCACAAAATAATGGCCGGCATATACTTCGTCATCTTTCTCATCACCATCGCGTAGCGGCAGGTCTAACTTCTTTGGCTCTTTGCCACTCCACTTGCCGATAATGCCCGCTTTCTTGGCGGTCTCTATGGCTGTTTGCAAAGCCTTGACGGTCTCTTTCTCTTCTTTCGGGATAAGTACGTTTGTCATGTACTTGCCTTCCTCACTGTCGCCACTGGGACTGTACTTGTTAAAAACGTGTGTGTAACTCAATCGGCACGGGCCGAATACTACTTTGCTTTCTTTGATAATTGGAGTAATCATAACTTTTAGTTTAAAATGGTTTGTTGAAATTTGTTTTATATGTGTATATCCTTAAAATCTTCTGTAGCGGAGTTAAACGCTTCGCGCTTATCGCTGTCGGGTACTAATGTTGGCTTGCCTTGCGGTCTGCTGATGTAGTCGGCGCAAAGCTCGGCAAAGCGTTTCTTGCCTATAATCTTTTCAAGCTCGGTTATGGTTCGTAGTTCCGTAGGCTTTATATAGCTATCCTGCGCAAAGCCGTTATCCGCCAACACGCCCATTACGGCTTGCGGGTTGGTAATCTTACGGACACTGCGCCCCTCCACTATCTTAAAGCCCTTGTACTGTACGCCCCCCAAAGCCTGTTGCAGCGCGTATTCCTCAACGCTCGACAGCCATATCCGTATGGTGGGCAGCAAGGGCAGCACCTTTGCCGCCATGTCGTCAGAGCTTATCAGACGCGGCTCGCTGAACGTTCGCGCCGCCGTGGTGCATACCGTAGCCAACTTGCCACAGCGACCCTTGACCTTGCAGAACTGACACCATTCACCCGGCACTGGCTCTCCACTACCGGCAAAAGCCTCCGCCGCTTTCGGCTTCAAAACGCCCTTTGCCCACGCGGTTAGCTCTTCTACCGTCATTTCGTACTCACTGAGGTTGTCTAACCTCGGTTGCACTATCGTCATACGCACCGCACGGATGTCATATTCCATGCCGAATGCCGCTAACGCACCTAACGCATATATCTTCATTTGCGGGTTTTCCCACGCCGACACCTTTACACCACGACCATACTTGAAGTCTATCACCTCTATGCAGCCATCGGCAATGATTATGGCATCGGCAGTGCCAAAAGCCTCGGGAATATAATGCCCAAAGTCGAGGCGCACTTCAACAAGCAGCTGCGCATCGCGTGTCAATGCTCTTGCCGCGTTGAGACGCTCTAACACTATTGCCGCATAAGCGTCTGTGTGTTCGTCCATCTCTCCTGTATGGTACTTGCCAGCTAACGCCGCAATCTCCCTATCCTCATCGGCAGTGGAGAGATGAAGGACTTGCTCTTTCAACTTCTTGGCGCAGTATGCGTGGGCAAGCGTCCCCTCTTCCGCATATACGCTGCCCACGTCCTCCACGTCCCTTTCGAGACGTGGGGATGCCGTGCAGTGCAGCCACCTGTGGGCTGATGAGGGACTTAATAAAGCATGTAATGTTCCCATGACTTAAAATGCTAACCCCTTACTAACCGAGCCATCGCCCTGTATTTGCCATTGATCGCACTCGTCGATGAACGCCTGTCGCTGCTCGGGTGGCAACTGGCTCGGTAGGTCAGAGCCTAACAGCGCAGCAGATCGCTTGAACATCCCTGTTAACATACGGTGATATTTTTGGTATGCCTCACTGTCGGTGTGTTCCTTGTAATCCTCACCCTCTATCCTACGGCGCGTCCTGTCCATCGCCGCGCGAACATCGGCGATAGTAACTTCCTGCGGCTTCGGGGCTTCGGCTTTCCTCTCATATATCGCGCCTTCGGCGGGGGCTGTAATAGACCCTTGTTCCGCCTCCACGCACGCACTGCCCTCTTTCGATGTAGCGGCGACCGCCGCGCCCTCTGTCGGGGCTTCCATTTTTGTGGCGGGAATAATATCTTTCGCCACCACTCCCGCGCCTGTCGGCACGCCGTTAGACGCACCCAACTGCGGAGTTGCGCTCTTTTGCACTAACAAGCCCTTAAAGAGTTCCACCACCTCCGGCGAAAACCCTACGTTCACTTGTACGTTTACACTAAAATCCGTTTTCATCGCTTCTTCCTTTTTTAAAAGCTTAATTTTTCTGTGCCAGCTTCCACCTTTTTAGGGGTCGCGGGCTTTCTAAAATCCTTTTTTTATTGCTATGACTTTGCAACTTACTGCGATTAATTCATAGTTCAAGCCCTTTTGCCTTTTGGTGCTTGCCGTCCCACTTCTTTGCCTTGATGTCTTCACCAAAGCTCACCGCAAAACATACAGATACCATAGCCGCTAATACCATGAGCACACCAATAAAGATGCGTTCATCTGCAATAGCTCGTGCTCCGTTAAACATGAAAAACAGTGTAAATAACGCTGCCACTGCCATGTACATAAATAACTCATACTTTTTCATAATCTCATTTTTTTTTTAAGTGTTAATATATTTTTTTCTAAAACAGATCCAACGTTACCCCCCCCCCTCGCGGCTCACGATAGACCCTATGGCTATTCACGAACGCTCTTCGCTCCCGTCGCTTTTCCCCTCAAC